CATGACCCCGGAGGCATGACAAACTTGGGTGTCACTCACATTGATTGGACAGGATGGATAGGCCATGAAGCGTCAGAAGAGGAAATGCGGTCGCTAACCCCTGAGATGGTTATGCCACTGTATAAGAAGAAATACTGGGATACGGTTATGGGAGATAATCTCCCGTATGGTGTTGACTATGCTGTCTTTGATTTCGGCGTTAACTCTGGGATCGGTCGGTCTATTCGTGCTTTGCAGAATGTCCTGAACATTGCAGAGGACGGGGTGATGGGGCCGATTACAATGGCTGCCGTGATGCAGCGTGACCTTATAGAGCTCGTTGAGCAGATATGTGAAGAGAGACTGCAATTTCTGCAATCCCTCAAGACTTGGCAGTATTTTGGTAAAGGCTGGGCTACAAGAGTTTCGAGCGTATCCAAGCTAGGATGTCAGATGGCTTCAAACCATCCGCCAGCATTAGCGTAAGACCACCGCCGAGAACTATACCCACTACGAAGCTAAACAATTCAATGTACACTGACACCTCCTGTTAAAACGACTTTCATTTCCTTCTCGACAAGAAGGATCATGATAAGCTCTTCAAGATACTCAATCTTTTGCTGGAGTTTGAAGTAGTCTGCCTGAGAAAACATAGGTTCCGCTGTGACCGAGTGTGACCCAAGGGGCTGCGTATATCTTGCCACCAGCTTGTCTCCATATCCGGCAGAAATGGTAATCTTCTGATAGAAGTCTTTCGGTGTCCGGTTCGATACTGGTTGCGAAGAACTCATAAATGCGATCCCTTGGCTTGTCTGCGTCCACGACTGCGACAACGTCATTAACGTAGGATGGAACTTTTTCTTTGAGGTTTTCAAAGACTTCCCTCTTGATAAGCATCATACCAGTGCCACCGTTCCAGATTTCCAGAGGCTGGTTAATTGGAACATTGACCGTGTTCTGGTAATCAACAAGGTTAATCACCCAAGCCCCGGTATGATACTGCAATTCCTTTGTTGGGACACCTGATTTTACAGCTTCCTCAACGGTGAGCCAGTTGATCTCTTTCTTGGGATAAATGCCGCAGAGAATATCAAGATCATGGTCAAACATGGCGGCGATTTCATGCGGGTTGAAGCTGATGTCTGCGTCAATGAACAACATGTGTGTGCAGTCTGACTTCAGAAACTCATTCACAAGGGCATTTCGAGCGCGCTGAATAAGACTTTCGTTGAACAGCATGGACACCAGCACAGGAATGTTTTTCTGACGCATGATCTCAATGAAAACCATGAGGCTTTGCGTATATGTTCCGAAACACATACCCCCATACATAGGCGTAGCAACAAAGCACTTCTTTTTCGTAGGTAGATCAATCGTTATTGACATTTTTCCCTCGGCTTAAAAACAATTCGTTTGTGCGTATCGCACCATGATCCCGTTTGTGTTGGTATGCCACAACAGAGAGTTTTGAACGGGTCTATGTCTGTATGCACGACCCACTTGCATATAAATCTTTTAGAACCGATCAACGGTATCGGTTTAGGTTGGCTAATTACTGTCTGATTGACAGTCATTCAGCCTCATCTCCCTTTTTCATTTCTCTTGCTCTTTTTAAACAATTTATTAAAGATTCTGAATTTGGAATCATATCATTGTCATTGCACCAAATTAAATAAGCTAAATGCAATCGATCTTTTGCTTTTAAAAATTCCCTCAACCGCTCAATCTCGTCGGCTCGTTTTATACAATACCTATACGTTCCAATCGTGTTAACGACAGCGCCGACAAAAATACCGATTGAAAGTGCTAATCCCCAATCCATCACTCATCTCCCTTTAGTGCTTTCTCTGCAAGACCGACCGCCATCGCCAACACTGTCCATGTTGTTCCTTCATTTGGCGTTCTTGGCGCAGGAATGTCCTCATGCTCAATATCAGCTATTTTCTGCAACGCTTCCCGCAACCGTTCAATCTCGTCGGCCATTTCACGAACGACTTTTATGCGTTGCAATTCATGCGTTTGAAAAGGCTGACCAGTTGTTTCTAACGGGAAATGTTGCCTTGCTTTTTCAAGAATATCCATCACTCACCCTCCTTCAGTGCGGCACGGGCAATTTGTGTGCATCCAAGCCAAATCATTTTAATAATTTCATGAGATGGTCTTATGTCATCATTTTTAGTCATTGCTATTAGTGTCAACGCTTCCCGCAACCGCTCAATTTCAGCATTTTTTTGTGCAATTACATCGTTCAACTCTTCGAAAACAATTTTATCCCAAGATGGTCGTCCGGCGTGATTTGGTAAATTTTGCAATCGTTTAATGGCACGATCTAGTGCCTCTTTTGCAATATCCATCACTCTCCCCAGTGCTTGTATTCATTGTTAAGACGCATATCGGTTCTTGCTTTTATCTTTGCTTGAATATGGCGAGTTTGCTTGTGCTGCTTACGCGCCTTTGCAAGCTCTTTGTGCAACGCTTTTAACTCAGATCGAACCCCCGGCTTTGTCAGGGACCACCATAGGGTTGAAAGCTTTCGTTTGATTTTCCTTAGCATCCATCAACTCCAAAAATTTATCGAAGCGCATGATGACAATCGGCTCTTGCCTGTCAGCTTTGGCAACAACAACCGGTATCTGTTCTGGCTTGGCTGCTATCTCAGCCTGTCTAAGCCATGTATAAACTGCAATCTTTGCATATCGTTTACACTCGAAGAGCCAGCGGGGAAGGCTGATGTCTCCCCCACTGTCGCGTGTCTGGGTAAGGTTGCGTGACGCTTCGAAACCCCAATCTTTGAGCCAATTCACTATGTCCCGCTCAAAATTGTGTCCTTTATCGCGCTGCATTTTAGACATTTGAATTTCCTTACCCGCCCCATAAAATTTTCATGATAGGATTAAATTCTTAGAAAGGCACGTCGTTATCGTCACCGACAACTTTAGGCCACTGCTTGTCAGTCGGCTGCTTCTCGGTGATTTTCATGCTGATTAGATAGTTTTGCGGTGTTGTCTTTTTCCAACCGGCAAGCTCAATAGTGCTACCGGCTGAATAATCCTTATCCAACACAATCTCACCCCAATAATCTGGAGACTTGTCGCTCTTGCGGGTCGTATTGTGTTTCAAAACACCTGAACCGGGGCGATTTACAAACTTAGTTGCCATTTCTGAACTTCTCCAAATTAACTGCATTGACTAACTCAAGCGCTGCAATCTTTGCGTCTTTTTCTGCTGGTTGGATTTTTGTGCTACCCAGAATTTTCTCAATCAAATCTGAGTAGTTTTGCATGAAATCATCCTTATCAGGGCAATTTGCATAAAGCTTCCGGCCTTCGCCTTCTGGCACATACAAAACCCATTCGGACAGTGCGCGATCATCTTCCAATTCCTCGGTTATTTCGATTTGAGGGATTGTTATTTGGCGGATCGACTTAACCGGCGAAGGGTCAAAATCTTGGACTTCCTCAGGCGTATATTCTCCGACGATGACGGCGGGATAAACTGATCTAATTCCTTCGCTAATGACTCTAGCTCTGAGCATAGCTCGCGGATAGAGCTTCCAATTATCCTTTGTTGCGAGACCAATTGCCCGTGCCTGTGCCAAAGTCCACGCAAGTTCAAGGCTTCCTCCCTGAGGGTGACTAAAGATTCCTCTGACTTCTTCGTCCGTATACTTGACCCACTCAACTTTACCTCCTGCTTGTTGAAAACGTGCCAGCATTGCATCGGCCTTCAGAGCCGGTCTGCCTTGGATAAGGTGATAATCCTTGGCAACCGATGCAGGATGCCGTCCTTCAGCCTGTGCGACCGCCATAAGGGCAAGAACCGCAACTTCATCTTTCAAGCCAAATAATCCTGACTTGGCGATGGTTTTTGCCATACGTTCTTGATCTGAAAATGGAATAAGATTGCTCATTTTACTAAAAACCGGCGTGAACCCGGCTTCTCCCTTTTGAATTGTTGATAGAGGTCTGGAAATGCGGTTTTGAACGCATCCAAATCAAAGACCATTGTCGACTTTGCTGCCTTCCATGTGACCAGAGAACGCCCAGAAACGTCCACAATCTCGCTCTTGTCAGCCATAAACTTTTTAAGGATGACCTCAGCTTCTTCCTGAGCAGTTTCAAGTGGACTAATCTGGCCCTTAACATTTTTAAGAGCAGCAATAAGTTGCTCCACCTGTTTTGTAGCGACCACATAACCGCCGCGATCCACCGCATAAACCTTCTTGGCCTGATCGTTCGTCTCAGGGGGCGGTAGATCACCGGCCTGAGATAATCCCCACCAGCTTGCGGCGCGTTGGACAAATTCAGCCTTTTGATCCGCAGTAAATTCAAGTTTCCAGAACCTAAACCTCTGCCCACCAAAAAGAACAGCAAAATAAACATGCGGCACGTCAAAAACTGTCGCCTCATGGAGGCACTGGATATAATCGGCCTCAGGCATCCGAATGGGTTCGTCCATCTCGGAATAGTCATTGATGGCGAAAGTGTTAAAGTTCTTGACCTCGAGCAAGCCACCGTCTGACGTGAGAAAGTCAGTGTGAGCTTTAAGCCAAGGCTCGGTCGGGTGGGTTTTGTCATCCGTAAAGTGCCGGACACCAATACCCGTCTGCTCTTCGAATATCCTGCCAATGGTCTGCTCCAGAGCTTTACCCATTTGGACGGCTTCATTTTGAGAGAGGTCATCAAACCCCTTCTGGCCTCTCTTTTCAAGTATTACGTCAATCAGCTTGCCCGATATCGAACGACGAGAATCCGTCGCCCACCATCCACTCATCCTCGCTTGTGGTGAAAAATCGCTCATGTTTGTCCCCAGTGGTTTTGAGTTTCATAACTTCAGACATAACGCGCTTACGGACCCATTTTATGTCCTGATCCGCAATTTCTATGGCTTCTGCCAAGTCTGTGATGATGGCGATTAAATCGCGTTCGCCTTCATGCACGGGGATGTCGAACATACGCAGCCGGAACTCGCGCAAGGCAAGCGCAAGGTCGTTTATGCGTTGATTGAGAGGTTTCTCTACCTGCATGTTTCTCATCTCCTGCGTCTAGTCGTATCTATACACAAAAGGGCTGTCAACCCCTCTTGCATAAAATAATTTAAGGCGATAATGTGCAAGCATCATCAACAAGGGGACTAACCATGTCTGTAACAGTCAGAAAAAACATCATCATTGACGATACTTTGTGGGCCGACGTGGTGGAATGGCGTTTCACCCAGAGGATCAACACAGAATCAGATGCGCTCAGGAACCTGATTGGTGCGGGATTGCATTATTACCGTCTGACACAGGATGAGGGCTTTGCATTGGCCGAGCAGGATGCGATGCAGCGCATGGGCCTTGGTGGTGTTCAAGAGGGTAGCGAAGAGCCAGAAATGGTTGTATAAAAAGAAAGGCCGACAGAGCGGGAAACTCTATCGGCCTGAAATAAGGGGACGTTCAGCCCGTCCCGATCACCGTCATAGCACATGGCGGAGCATCGGGCAATTTTAGGACAAAGCCGATGCGAATAAAAAATTGGGATCAATTTCAGCATTACAAAACAGGGCGCGGCGCACCGCCTTGGATCAAACTTTATCGTGATCTTTTGAACGATCCGGCGTGGTTTGAATTGCCACCTGACGCCGCAAAATTTCTCATTTCTTGCTGGTTAATTGCAGCCGAGAATGATGGGAATTTACCTGATAGCAAGACGCTAGCATTCCGCTATCGTGTTGCTAGCAAGGAAATAGACAAATTATTAAGTCTTTGTAAAGATTGGATAATTTTAGATGATAGCATGTTGCTAGCAGATTGCTATCAAGTTGCTATACCAGAGACAGAGACAGAGACAGAGACAGATAAGATTATTTGTCCGAAACCAGTTCGGACCCAATACACCGAAAGTTTCGAAAAGTTTTGGTCGGCGTATCCGACGGACAAAAACATGAGCAAGAAGGACGCTTTCACGGTTTGGAAAAGGCTGTCCGTCGAAAACCAAGACAAGGCCATCCGAAGCCTAGACGGGTTCAAAGCCTATTGCCGAGCCAATCCTGATTATCGCCCGAAACATGCCGACGGTTTTCTGAAGGGAGAGCGATGGGAGGGCTATTTGGCATCCGATGGGCGAGCGGTTGTCAGAAAAAGCCCGAACGAGATGACGCCAGAGGAAATTGAAGTTTGGCTTGCCGAGCAAGAAAAGGAACGTGCCAATGTCTAAGAACGATTTCGACCATGTGCAATTGAGTGAGATACAGCAGCGCGAACTTGACTGGATGAAAGCCCACCCGAACACGGGCGGCACTATCGGATGGGAATTGAAAGACGGATTTGAGGCCGTCGATTGGCATAGGTATTTTACTACCACCGGACAGCCCAAACGGGCGCAGTTCATGATGGAGCGGTTTAGGGAAAAGAAAACCTACATGGTAGCGGCTCGGTGGCCTCAATGGGTGCATCGGGATTATACGCCGGCAAAGGAACCGACCAAGACGCGCCTGATACCCTTGGAAAGCGATTAGAAGGCCACTGAAGGCCATCGGACGGTTTTTACGTCCTACCCTACCTAAAGCATAAAAAAGGCCTCGGCGGAGACTAGCTCAACGCCAAGGCCAGTGCGCGCAGCGGGAGGGATGCGCTATTCAGTCCCTTGCACGGGGAAGAGCGACCAGTCAAGGAAGATTGTAATCTCGGCTTCACTTGTCAGGCGAGCACTTGGGTTATCTGGATCGAGGCCAGTCCGCCGGCAGTATATGTCGAAGAGGACAGGATTCTTTGCAGAGCAAGGCCAGCGGCTCGGCTCAGAGGATTGACAGGCTAGAAAAGCGCTAGCGTCTGTCAGCCACTCCGGGGTGATGTCAAGCGCTTGCATTGTCTCTCTCCTTGAGCATGATCCTTAAATCGACGAGCATTCCTTCATACATTTTTATAAGCTTTTTGTTTTGTAAGTCAGGCGAGTAAGTCAGCTCCTTGAGAAGCAGTTCTGTTGTTTCTTTGATTGCATCACAAACCCGGCGCATTTGTTCGCTTGTCATGATTTTATTCTCCCGATTTGATTAGATTGATACAGCGAAAAGATAGACCGCAAAGACAAATGCAACCAAACATAAAATTTCGATAGCATCCTCTAATAATGCTCTGATCATTTTACTCTCCCTTTGAGATGATAGGGGGGGGTTCCCCCCCCTGTTAGGTT